GGTATATAAATTTAAAAGATAGTGTAAAAAAAATAGAAATTAAAGATTGTAAGGATTATTAAAAAAAGTGTCTTATTATAATACAAATGAATTAAAGGGTTTTAATCTTAAAGAAGCTAATAGAAAAGCAAACAGTCAAGAAGACCGTATTCTTGGATTTTTTGAAAAGAACAAAAACAAACAATATTCCCCAGAAGAAATACAGACTTATTGCCAGATGATAACTAAGCCATTAACATCAGTCAGACGTGCAATGTCTAATCTTACAAAAGAAGGATATTTACGAAAAACTAAAGAAATGAAGCCGGGCAACTATGGGAAGCCGGTTCATACTTGGGAATTAAAGCAAGGCGATCAAGAGCAAATATGGTAACCACATACCAAAGGAAAAACAATGAGAGCAATATGTCCAAAATGTAATTCATCGCACGTAAGAAAAAGAGGGGTAATATATTCTAAAGGTTTTGAATGTAATTTGCAAAGATATGTTTGCGTTACTTGCAAGAAATGGTTTCAAGTACCTAGAGAATCGCCAAAGGTTGGGATTCCTAAAATTTTATTATTTGATATAGAGACTGCACCGATGGAAGTTTATGTGTGGACCACAAGCTATAAACAGTTTATTCCGCATACAAATATAATTAAAGATGAAAATGGTGAAGAAAAATCTTGGTATGTTTTGTCTTGGGCTGCTAAATGGTTATATGATGAAAATGTTATTTCTGATATTGTCACACCTAAAGAAACAAAGACTCGTGATGATAAGCGAATATTAAAATCAATTTGGAAGTTACTGGATGAAGCTGAAATTGTTATTGGACACAATGGCGATAGGTTCGATTTAAGAAAGCTAAACGCACGATTTATTGATAATGATATAAAGCCTCCTTCGCCTTTTAAAACGGTTGATACGCTTAAGGTAGCACGTAGAGAATTTGCTTTTGTATCAAACAAACAAGACTATTTAACAAAACACTTTAAGTTAGAACAAAAACTGTCAACAAACTTTCAATTATGGGTGGATTGTATTCACGGTGATCAAGAACAATTGAATAAAATGGAAGAATATAACCGCCACGATGTAATGGGATTGGAAGAAGTTTATTTAAAGCTTAGACCATATATAAAGAATCACCCGAACTTAGGTGTTTTAGTAGATGCAGACGTTTGTCCTAACTGTGCGTGTGAGTTTTTAGATGAAACAAATACAGAATATTTTACTTCAGCAAATAAGTTTCCGGTGTATAGATGTCAAGGCTGTAACACACCATATATTAGACATAAGAAAAATTCTAATTATGTACAAACAAATATGCGAAGCGTTCCAAAGTGATTCAAATAAATAAAATAATGCCTAACATATGTAAACACGGCTCTTGTTTAGGCAAGGGTTCTTATGAATTTACAAAATTAAAAACTACAAAAAGCAACAGGTCTATGCACATAAGCAGCGAGACAATAATAATCGGATATTCTTGTGGTGAACACGTAGAAGAAGTAAATAAGTTATTAAAATCAATATATTTAAAAAAAACTGGGGGTAGAGCTTGTTGATGAAACATTTAGAATGGTTTTCTAGGTGTTAATTTAAAAAGTGTAGGTTGGCGAACCTTCTACCCTCAAATAATTATGAGAAAAGCAAAAACAAAAAAACAACAAAAGGCTAAGAAAAGAAAAGCCATTAAAGAATATAAATCTAAAATAAGAAGGGATCGCAAGAATGCCAGAAGACAAGAACTATCTTAATGGAGCAGTAATAAAAGAACACGCTTTTGATAATGGCGGGAAGATATTAAAAGTATGGGTAAAGGTAGACGAATTTACAGAGCAATTAAAAGCTATTGGAAAGAATGGATCAGCTAATTTATTAATTCAAAGAAGAAAAGAACCTTCTGAAAAAGGTGTAACTCATTATATAGTTGAAGATACTTATGTACCTAAAGACGATTTGTCTTCTAAACCGAAAGACGATTTACCTTTTTGAACGAACTAAGCCACGAACCTTGTCCAATGTGCGGAAACACAGAAGAAGAAGAAAGAATAACAGAAGTACAGGAACTTGCAGAAAAAGCTATAAATAATCTAAAGTTTTTAAACTTAGGTTTTACGCTTGGCTATTTAATGACCGATTTAGAAAGAATTGTATATTTTCATCATCAAATTAGAAAATCTAGTTTTAAGGAAATATCTAAAACATTAAATAAGTCTGAATCAACTTTAACAAAAGCTTGGAATCGCTGTAAACTCAAAGGTGACAAGGCTTTAGAAGATTCTATTTTGTAAAAAGTTCCTTTTTTACCTTATAAGTAAGAGGGTGTTTGTTACCCTACCCGTGTTTCTGGTAATCAGACGGTGTATATGCGGAAGACAGGAAAACAAAACGTACTCTTTCCGGAAAGATGATACGATACGACTACAAATGCAATCATTGCTTATGGGTTTGGGAAACCGTTTGCACTATAGATGACAATTCATCTGAGCAATGCCCTAAATGCGATTCTTGCAGAACAAAAAAAGTAATTTCGCCTATTTCATTTATAAAAAATCATATATTTTTACAAGGTTCAGACTCTAAAGTTAAAATTATACCAAGATCAGAATAAAGATGTTTAAAAGGTAAAAATAAATAATGCCGATACCACCAAGAGCAGTCCAAAATGCTGCTCGTGTTGCTTTAGAAAGAAGGAGGAGCGTTACACCTTCTAATAGAGGTGGTACGTTGGTAGGAGTAGCAAGGGCAAGGGATTTGTCTGGAGGGCGAAATATAAGCTTACAGACAATTAAAAGAATGCGGAGTTTTTTTGCTAGACACAACACACCGGCAGAAAGACGTAACAGAAGAATTGACGTAAAGGGGAAGGCATCAGTCGCTTGGGGACTTTGGGGCGGTAATGCCGGAAGGACTTGGGCAAACTCTGTATTTGATAGAGAGGAAAGAAATGCCAAAAGGTAAAGGATCATACGGAAAAAAAGTAGGCAGACCGGCAAAGAAAGCCGGGAATAAAAGTAAACGCAGAAAGAAAACATCTTATGGCTACTAATTTAACAGGCGTAAATCTTAAAGGATTAAGCGGCACACAAAAATCACAGATGCAAACGCACAAAGTTCATCATACAAAAAGACACTTGCAAAAGATGGCGACTGAAATGCGTAGAGGTAAGACATTCACACAAAGCCATACAATAGCTAAAAGACTTGTTGGCAAGTAATGGATGAAGGTGTTGCATTAAACGTGGAGTTAGTAGGAATAAAAAATTTAAAGATGACACACACGTGGCGATTGGAATTTGATGTATATGAATGTGATTCACATAAAGTAAAAGACTTAATGGACAAAGTAGACACGCCTTTAGTGATGGCTTTAGTCGATAATGATGGCTAAAACAACGGTAAACCAACGGGCAAATGGTCAATTTGCTAAAGGAAATAAGATAGGTAATCGCTTTGAAGAAGGCAATAACGCTAATCCAAACGGTCGCAATGGCTCAATGTCAGAGCTTTTCAAAGAACTTGCTAAAGCAGAAGATAGTAAAGGCAACACACGTAAAGAAAAGATTTTAAATAAAGTTTTAAGTATGGCAGAGAATGGATCACTAAAAGCTGCCGAGATGTATATGAACCGGGTAGAGGGGAAGCCCAGAGAATATGTGGAGCAACGTATTAGGAAAGATGGAATTGTAATTGAGTGAATTTCACAATAAAGAAAAACAGTATGCTGAAGCATCAGCAGCAATTCTGGGATATGCCAAATCGTATTGTCCTATTGATTGGCGGATATGGAAGTGGGAAGACTTATATCGGAGCGTTGAAGTCTCTTTATATGAGTTGTTTAAACAGTCCTGTACCGGGAATGTACATATCACCTTCACACCAGTTAGCAACAAAGACGATAATAGTCACGCTAAAAGAGATGTGCCAACGTGCTGAAATTGATTACACCTATAATCAGCAACGTTCAGAATTTACTTTCCATAACTGGGGCGGTACAATATGGCTTGGCTCTGGCGATAAACCAGATTCGTTACGTGGTCCGAACATTGGTTGGGCGGTTATAGATGAACCATTTATACAAAAACGTGAAGTATTTGAACAGATGATTGCACGAGTAAGACACCCAGAGGCTAAGAAGTCTCAAATATTCTTAACAGGGACACCAGAAAGTTTAAATTGGGGTTGGGTAATTGCTAATGATCCTAATATGGATATAGGCACAATACAGGCATCAACGCTAGACAACCCACATCTACCAGATGATTATAAAGAAAGCTTATTACAGGCATATTCAGAAGAACAAATTGAAGCGTACGTACACGGCAAGTTTGTTAATCTAACGCAAGGCAGAGTATATAAAGACTTTGATAGGGATAAGCACGTTGAAGAACGTCCAGATTTAAAGAATGAGAACCTACCCATTGGAATCGGTATGGATTTTAATGTTGATGCTATGAGTTCGGAGATATTTTATATCGGACCTAATTGGATACACGTATTTGATGAAGTAAGATTAAAGAACGCAACAACGTATGATATGGTCGAAGAATTGGTAAAGAGATACCCAGAGGCTAAGATTTTTCCGGATGCAAGTGGGAGTGCAAGACGTTCATCTGCTGTAAATAGTGACCATTTTATTATTAAATCGCACTCTGGATATAACATATCAGCACCTAAAGCCAATCCGCCTGTACGTGAACGTGTTAATTCAGTTAATAAGCTAATACGTGAAGGCAATTTTTCTTGTGAGAACTGCCCTAATCTTATTATGGACTTAGAAAGAAACGTATGGCACGGGAGCGATATAGATAAACGAGATAGCGTACAAACACACGCATCAGATGCTATGGGGTACGGGATTAATCGACTATTCCCGGCTACACGTAAGATTATGGAAAGCGTAAGATGGTAACCTTTATACTAGGTATGTCAGTCGCAATCAATCTTGTATTTGCGGTACTATGGATATACGGAATACATATAGATCAAAAGATTAAAAGGGAAGCACAGGACTTAATTAATAACACTCACTTAATGAATTTTAATATGGATAAGAATTGGATGTATGAATGATGACAGTTAATGACGTAGTGTTGCCCGACTTATCGCAGCAGATAATCCTTGATTCTATACGAACAGCACAAAAGAATCTAGAAGACCAAGAGAGTGCAGAACGTGATACTGCCCTTGACTTCTATTATCATAGACACGTAGACCAACACATTGAGCAATGGTTTTCACCTTCTACGTTAGAACAAATACCAAGTTTTCCGCAGAAAATTGTGCCACGCTTTGCACGTGCTAGAAATATGATATATAAGAATCCCCCTAAGCGAATGATTAACGGTGAACAAGCAACTGACTATATGCAGTTTGCACATCATTTAGATACAGTTGCACGTGAATTTAATGAGACTGCTTGGCTTACTGGATCAATGGCATTCCGCACTAAATATGTTGGTAATAGATTAGATTATGATATTATACCACACTACAAAAGATATTATCTAGAAGGCGATTCACGTCCATTCGGTGTATCGTATGAAGTAGGTAGAGATGCAAGGAATAACCGTGTGTTCGTATTCTGGTCAGAAGCTAGAGATGGTGTACCCGGTATTCATTTGAAGTTTGACCAAGCCGGTAGAACAATACAAGTGAACGATAAGAATCTAAATCCGTACTCAATTATGCCTGTGACTTTTATGGACTACAAACAAAGTGCATCAGATGTAATAAGAGCAGCCGTACAAATAGGCATCGCTAATACAGAGATAGCATTGGCAACACGTTTTGCGTTTGGTCAGCCTGTAGCAACAGGGATAGAAGAAGCTACACGTATGAAGCTTGGTATTGATCGTGTGCTTTTAATGCCCCAAGATAGTTCATTTTCTTTTGTATCAAGCCCGGCTAATCTTAATCAAATGATTGAAGTGGCTAAGTCTTTTGCGAATCAAACTGCTATTAATAACCATTTACGCATCAAGTGGGATGAATCTGGTAATGCTCCAAGTGGTGCAGCCTTACGTTTATTAGAAATGGAAAATTTAGAATCAAGAATATCAGACCTTCCTAAATGGCGAGACTGGGAACACGAAAGATATGAAGTGGATAGAGAAGTATTACGTGTTCATACGGGTAAAGATATGGGTGAAAATTATTCGGTGGACTTCGCAGAAATAGAATTTCCTACAGACCAAAAGCAAGAATTTGAACGATTAGAATTTATGATGGCTAAAGGCTTGATGGATAGAACAGATTTAATACGTTATTTTAATCCAGACATTACAGATGAAGATTTAAAGAAGCTTATGGATAGAGTAGACGAGAACAAGAAGCTTGAAGCAGAAGCACAGCAGCCAGAACAACCAGAACAACCAATATTTGAAGGACTAAAGAGACTTGGCACAGTTAGTTCTTAATCATATTGCTAAGATAGATGAACTGCAAGACGAAGTAATTCAGAACGCAGATAACATCTTACCGGCAATAGATATAGATGAAATGCTTAAAGATACTGAAGGGTATTTACTAGGTCTTAGTCTATCGTTCTTAAATGAACACGTGGACGAGATAGAGAAGGGTGCAAAGCAAGGCGAGAAATTTGCAACAGAGGTATTAAAGAAAAGTGGCTAATACAGCAATCACAGTAACAAGAAACTTTGATTTAAATAAAATCAACTTAGACTTAACTAAAGAGTTAAATACTGCGGGTCAGATTGTACGCAAAGACCACTTCCAAAGATTAGAACGTGGGCAAGGTATCAAGGGTGCTTTAAAGCCTTCTAAGAAAGCCACAGGCAAGACATTAGTAAGAACAGGGAAGATGCGTAACCTCGTAGTTGACAAAGCTACTAAGATGAATCAAGAAGTAAACATACACCCGGGAGAAAAGCAGACATATCCAAAGTCTAATGTTACGATGTCAGACGTTGGTAGATTTCATCAAGAAGGTGCGGGTAATCTTCCAAAAAGAGAATGGTTTGGTATTACTAAGAAGGCAGAAAAAGATATTATGAAGATGGTTGAATTAGAAATCGAAAGACAAATAAGACGTGCCTAATCTTCAAGCGACTATATCAAACCAATTAACTGCAACGGCTGCACAGACTACATTGTCTATACAAGAGCTAGTTGCAACGATGAAGTCACAAGGGATGGCAGACCAAGCAATACGTCAAACATTGTTAAACGATCTTAATTCTAGCGGACAGTTATTTGGTTCGTTCAAAAACAAATTAAAGAATACAGTTAAGAATGGTGTAGAGTTAAACTCTAAAGACTCTGTAAATAGTAAGTATAAAAAAGCCGGTGTAAAAAGCTTTCAATGGATTTCAGTTGGTGATGGTAAGGTATGCGTTGACTGTGAAGAAAGACACAGAGAAACAGGGACGTATGAGTTCTTTGAGACAATAGGACTTCCGGCTTCTGGTTTTAGTATATGCCAAACAAATTGCAGATGTCAATTAGTACCAGAGGATTATAAAGGCGAGAACCTTGATAAACCATTGATTAGAGATAAGAAAATAAATGTTAAGTGGAATCCATTAATGTCTTTAAAAAAAGCAGAAAAATTTGCAAAGGCAAGTAAAGTAAAGACTACATTGTTTCACGGAACGACAGAAATTAGAAAAAAAAGTATTTCAAATAGAGGTTTTTCATTAAAATCAAATAAGAATGGAAGAATGTGGGGCGATGGTGTTTATTTAAGCTATCAATCGGAACAAGCGACTGAATGGGCAAGGCTTACAATGATGCGAGATTGGTCTAAAGGAAAAAGCAAACAATCAGTATTAAATGTTAAAGTAAATGTAAAAAATCCTTTAATTATTAATTCTGGTAGTGGTTTTCCTAAAAAATGGACAGAAAAATTTATAGAAGCAAGAGGGTTAGGGTATGAAGGAAAAAGAGGGACTTTTTATACAAATTTAGCAAAAAAAGAAGGATATGATTCTGTAATTGTAAAAATGCCAAGAAAATTAAATGAATCATACGATGATTGGCTTGTAAGAACCGGTGGAGATCAAATTATTGTATTTGATACTAAAAAGATAGTTACTGTAAATGATTAGTATTTGTACAGAATGTAAAAATTTTAATGATAAAGAATATGGTACTTGCAAAGCTTTTCCAAATGGTATTCCAATTGCAATAGCAAGTAATGAATTTGATCATAATTTTCCATATGAAAATGATAATGGAATACGATTTGAACCGATAAAAGAATTAACTAACTCAAACAAGAGGTTAAAATGAGTGAACAACAAGTCGAAGT